CTACTTGCATTTTCAAAGTCTAAATAAAATCCATTATTACCAAATGTTAATCCTGATACATCTTTTGGTTTCCATATTGTAGGACTATCTTCATCAAATTCTCCAAATGATGTTGGGGTAAGTTGTTGTCCATCAATAAATACTGTCTCTGCCATGTAACAACTTAAATAAGTAAGGTTTGATGGATTATATAATGTTACCCCTATTGCATGATTTACAGCAGAGTTCATTTTCATTTCAAAATTTTGTGATGGATATATTTCTGTATCAAATGCTGTTACCTGAACACCATTAACATAAATTTTAATTCTGTTAGATGCAGTAGCTTGTGTAGTATCAACTGAAAGAACTATATGATACCAAGCTGATTGATCTCTGTGTAATTGTGTAGTTGCAAGTCTAAAATCATAGCTTGAACCATTAAATTGATTAAAAAATATATCATCATAGGTGTGTTCACTAAAACCAAATGGATTTTGTGCATATATTGTTGAATGATATGCACTAAATAAAGTTTGAAATGTTCCATTTTTAGCTTTTTTTGTCCATGTACTAAAAGTAAATTTTTTGGCATTAGTGGGTGTACTAAAAGTTTTAGTTAAATTATCTGTGCTTCCTATATCAAACCTTAATGAGTTAGCTACATTATATCCTGTGTCTTTTATGGAGTTAGTTCCAAGTATAAGTGGCATTAGTTCTCCAATGTTGGAAATTCTGCTAGTGGTCTTTCAATTACAGGGTTTTCTTCTGTTCCTGTATTTACATATTCATAAAGTGTTTTTAGTTCATCAACAGTAGTACAAGCATCTATTTGAGTTTCCATTTCATTTGATTTTGCTCTTACATCTGCTCTAAAAGATAATATGTTATTAGGTATATCATAATCAGCTACCTCTGTTGCTTTTACTACATACCAATCAGTTGGTGCTAATAATCCTGATGCTTGTTGTTTTACAATTCTTTTCTTTTCAGTTTTTAAACCATAATTAATTAATTGAACTCCATCATTATCTAAAACAGGTTCGCCATCTTCATCTACTGCGTTTTCATCATTTAATCTTTTAGGTGTAGCAGTTCCCCAAGATTCTGTAACTTGACCATCTGCAAATGTGTAAGTTGAATTTGCATTATTATAATATGCTGGGTCTTTATAGTTTGTTTTATCAACTATTATTTCATAAATACCTATTGCTTCTTTTTCTGATTGTGACCATAACTCAAAAATTTTTGCTGGGTATCTTACATCTCCTATCACTACTGATTTAGGATTATTAATGTATTGTGTAATATTGTTATCTTCTACTATTGCGTACATATTTTAACTCTCACTTAGGTTTAATGTTCTGCCTACTTCTTGCCATACTGCACCATTGTATCTAAATACTAATATATCAGTTTTACCATCTGTTGAAGTAAATGTTGGTGCTGTTGAAGCCGCAAACTCAAATACTGTATTAAATGCGATTGTGTGTGAACCATTGTAATTGATTTCTAAACAAATGAATGAACCCTCTACAGAGTTAGTTGGTGCAGAGAAAGTAGTATTCTCTGTTGTTAAATGATATGCGTTTGGTTTTGCTTGAACGTCCCATGCAACAGCGTTTGATGATGAAGTTAATGCTTGTTGTGGAATATAAGCTAAATCATTAAATTTAATATATCCTGTTCCATTTGTCGTTACTTGAATATGACCATTAGCACCATCTTCAAGAGTGATGTTTCCAGCATTTGTTCCAGCATTTGTATTTAAAATTAAATCTCCTGTGCCATTCGTAGTTAGAGTTGTGTTTGCGTTGTTATCTCCAATTTGAACTGTGTCTGCTTGAAGTGTTATATCTCCTGTTCCATTCGGAACAATATCAATATTTGCATTTGATGTTGAAACTATATCGTTTCCATTTACATCTAAATTTCCACCTAGTTGTGGTGTTGTATCTCCTATTAAATCTGCAACTACAGTTGAATCTAAAAAATTAACTGTGTTTGCTGAATAATCTATTGTTGCAAAACTTATATCATCTGTTCCATCAAAAAATTTTATAGTTGGAGAAGAAGCTGATGTTGTGTCTAGCCACATCGTTCCAGCCGCCGCACCGCTTGGTCTTGATGTACCAGAATGCATGGTATTAATTGCTGTAAGTGCATTGTTTAAATCTGTCCTAAAGCTAGGAAAAGATTGGTTAGCAATATTCATGTCATGTTGTGCCATAATTTCTTATACTCCTTTTAAAATCCTTTTGCAATAAAATCAAATGTTCTTGATACTGCTGAATTAGAACTATTTTTAAATGTTACATCAAATCCATTAATAGTTTTATTTTCTACTACAAAGAAATCTCCTGTAGCCATATTTTCTCCTGTGATACCCACAGCATAATTAACAGTTTTAAATGGATTTGTAAATGTTACAGTTTTAGTTCCAGCACCAGATACTACATCATTTTCACTAAATATTCTATCTTGCATATCAACTGTTACTGTAACTTCAGAAACTACAGGAGTAGAAGCATTATCCCTTGAAATTAAAACTACTCTGAATTTAAAATATCTAGCAGTATATTCTCCAATAACAAATGTTCTAAAAGCTGTGTATGTTACATTATCATCAGAAGTTGCTATTTCAATATGAGCATTACAGTTTGCGGCTACGTCTCCATCAAAGTTAGAAGAAGCAGAATCAAAAAGCCCAGAACGATTATCAAATAAGTCATCTGGGTTATCTGAAGTTTGAGTTAATGAAGCTGTAATTCTAGCAGTATGTTTAGCACCTATATCAATAACATCTGCAAATTCATAATTACCTGATGATAAGAAGTCAGCATTAGCAACACCAGAATCAAAAAATCTAGTAGTTTCATCATCAAAGTTTCCACTAGCCGCATCAAATAATTCTGAAGAATCTAACTCAATAGCACTATCACTTATTACTGTGTTTGTATTTGTTCCACCAAATGTTGGGTGTTCTGATTGTGTTGTTATATTATTAAAATTTGTAACACTCGTAACATTTGATATTACTGCTGTAGCATTTGAACTAAAGTTTCCAAGTTTATCTACTGCTTTAATAAGATAAGTTCCAGCTCTTGCTGGTACTGAAATTGATGTTGCTGGTCTTGATACTTTTTCAACTAATGCAACAGAGTTCTGCCAATCAGCAGTTCCATCTGTAGCTTCAGAGAATCTAAGATTATAATATGCTAAATCTAAATCTGGTATTTGTTCCCAACCTAGATGAGCTTCTTGTCCTAAAATATTACATGAAAAATCAGTTACATCAGATGGTGGTTCAATTGCACCAACAATTGTTCTTTGTGCAGATACATATGTTGAAGATACACCTAATGTATTTACAGCTTTTACTCTGACATCATAAGTTTGTTGGTCAATTACATTAAGAACTCTATGGTTTAATCCTGACCCTTGAGCATAAATAATAAAATTAGAATCTGTGCTTAATTTGTATTCTACTTGATAAAAATCTATAAAGCTATCTGGAGAAGCACCTATGCTTACATCTAAAGCTACAATTACAGTTCCATCATTATATTCTATTAAAGTATCTGTTAATGTTACACTTGCTGGTGGTTGGATAGCAAATGGATTAGGTAGATTAGTTGATGGTGTACTAGCAACTTGTGATTTGGTAGCCCAAGTATAATGTGAGGCTTGATACTCAACTAATGCTAAACCTATTGTAAAATCTTCGTTAAATGTAATTCCTACAACTCTAAATCCTTTTGCAGAAAAACCTAATGAACTATGTGTGATATTTACTATATCTCCTATTGCTAAATCATAAGCATCAAAGCTAACTGTAATTCCTAATGTTAATGCTTCTCTACTTCTTCTTAAAATAATCTCAGCCATCTCCTCTGCTTGATATGGAGATGTAATTGTCTTAAATGTAAATCTACCCTCTAATAAAAAACCACCATCAGCAGTTTTCATAGTTGAGTGTTGATCTGCACTTGGTAATCCACTATCATCAATAGGTGGGAATTGAACTTCATCAACTTGAAAGTTTCTATCAGGATTTACAAAACCAACTATAACTCTATTGTATCTTTCATTCTTTGTTGTTC